TCATGGGTTGGGAAGAAGACCGATTCGTTGTGTCTATGGTTGCGACCAACAAAGGTTCGCAACCTGCGCGGAAGGCTTGGGCTGAGAACATTCTTGCGTTCTCAATCTTTGCCAAGGATCATCCTGACGCTGTGCTGTATCTGTACACGGAACCTGATGGTGCGATGGCTGGGATTAGTTTGCCGACATTGTTGGATGCGGTCGGTGTATCGAAAGACAAGTACAAGGTTGTCGATCAGTATGCGTACCGTCATTCGTTGCCACAGAATGTGATGGCTGCGATGTACACGGCGTCCGATGTTCTTCTTGCCTGCTCTATGGGTGAAGGCTTCGGCATTCCTGTCATTGAAGCGCAGGCTTGCGGGTGTCGAGTGATCGTTAGCAACTTCACGGCGCAACCTGAACTCGTCGGTGACGGCTGGACGGTGGAGGGTCAGCCGTGGTGGGATGCGGCACAGAAGTCATGGTTCTTCACACCGAATGTGCCTGACATCGTGAATGCTCTCAAGGCGGCCTATGACGCGCCTAGGAGCCGTTCTGAGGACGCGATCACCCATGCCCTAGGGTACGGAGCCGATCAAGTATTTGAGCAGTATTGGAAGCCAACAATGAAGGAGTTGTCCGCATGGTGCCGGTCATAGTCATCCCTGTCCTCAACCGATACGACCTGCTTGAAAGGTGCATCAAGTCAATCGACTACCCAGTTGAGAATCTGATCATCATCGACAACGGCGGTCGGATCGCCAAAGACTGTTTGGTTCTGCCACGCAGCACAAAGATTCAGAACCGATACATCATGGACATGCCATCAAACCTTGGTGTGGCAACATCGTGGAATCTTGGAATCAAGATGACACCATTCGCAACAGGTTGGATTCTGCTCAACTCGGATGCGCACTTCGGTCACGGACATCTAGAGAAGTTCTACAAAGAGTCAGACATAGACGAGATACATCTAGCGGGTGAACCTGGTTGGTGTTGTGCTTGGATCGGATCCGAAGTTGTCAAAGATGTTGGACTGTTCTGCGAAGCATTCCATCCTGCATACTTCGAAGACAACGACTATGAACGTCGCGCAACACGGCTACACAAGAAGATTGTCAAGTCTGATGCGCTGGTCTATCACGACAACTCGTCCACGCTTCTGTCCGATCCGTCGCTGTTTGACAAGAATCATGAGAGCTTCCGAGCGAACATGGAGTTGTTCAAACTTCGCAACGCACGACTTGATGCAGGGCAGTGGGATCTGCAACGCCGAATCAACTTGAGTTGGGATTGATGGCTAAGTATCACGATTATTTGCAAGACGGGTTCAAACTTGATGAGATGTATCAAGCCGAAGATGTTCAAGAGTTTGATGCTTGGTATCAGTCCGATGTGCGACCGCTGGGATATCGGCTGCTCTCAACAGTCATGTCGGCGTTCTCGTTTGGTTCAATACTGGATATCGGTTGCGGTAAAGGTACACAAACACATTTGATGGCGTTGCGCGGTAGAAGGGTTGTCGCTTACGACATCTCGTCGGCTGCGATTCGCAAAGCAAAAGCGTCCTATCCTGACATCGACTTCCGTGTCGGTGACGGTCTGACCGCAGCGAAGTCAGGTGGGTACGATTGCGCGGTCATGTCGCACACGTTGGTCATGCAAGAAAACTGGCAAGAAGTAATCCGAGAAGCATCCACAAGATGTAACTGGCTGATAGTTGTTGAATACATTCCTGCCGACACAACTTGGCACATCCCTGACATCAACACTTTGCAAACCGAGTTTGAGAAACATTGTTCTATTGACACAAAGATTGTGATGAACGACAACCGCATCCTGCTCGTAGGTAAGTCACGACGATGAGAGTGTTTGATTGCATCCTGTTCAATCAAGAACACGACATGCTCGAATGCCGTCTGTCAGAGATCGGTGATGTCGTAGACAAGGTCATCATTGTCGAGTCGGCAACAACTTTCATGGGTCAATCCAAAGCACACGGAATTGACCTTGACAGGTTCTACAAGTGGCGCGACAAAATCCACTATGAGATATATGAACCAGATGCTTCGCTTCGCAGCTGGTCGGCTGAACATGCGCAACGCAACCATCTCTTCACCGTGTTGCGACAGTTCGCACCAGAAGCCGAAGACATTGTGACGGTCGCGGACTGTGACGAGATCTGGTCGCCGAACGACATAGAGACTTTGAGAACTGGTTGGCATGGTTACATGATGAAGCGTCTTGTGATGTCGGCGTATTGGCGTCTATCTGATGAACACACAATGGTTGCGGGTCCGTGGGGTAGTCGAACTGGTGATGCGCAAACTATGAGATCGTTGCGTCATCAGTTGCATCAGATTCATTCAGGTTGGCATGTGTCGTGGATGGGTGGACCTGAATGGGCTGCGAACAAGATGCGTTCGTTCTCTCACCAAGAACTCATGGTCGAGAACCCTGATGTGTTCATGGCAGAGAACTATCGCGTCGGCCGCTCGATACGCGGCGAACAGTTGATTGAGGTGCAGATGGATGATTCATGGATTCCGTGGATTGCTGAAGGGAAGGCTCCGTTGTCGTGGTACCGTCGCCGGTAGCGATCATCTCACCGTTTGATCAGAAGTATTGGGATCGGTTTGGTGAAGCATTCATTGCCTCGATTGAAGGCTTGACGGTCAAACCGCAAGAGGTGATTCTTGTGACGACTGCAAGAGTTGATGTGCCGTCTTGGTGGAAGGTTGTGCCGTATTGGGATGACCGCATCTGGCCGTGTGTGAATGTGGGCGTGCGTGAAGCAACAGCGGAATGGTGTACACATCTGCCAGTCGATGACACTATAGATCCGGACTTCTTTGATGGTCTAGTTCTGCAAGGTGATGCCGTGAACGTGCGTGGTCGGTGGGACGGCGGGTTGTGTTACGGCACACCTGAGCAATATAAGAATCTCCTCAATCAACAAAACAACGGTATGCCAGGTCTTGCGGTGATTCGTCGCAAGACCTGGTTGAAGATTCCGTACCGTTCCCACAAGTATGTTGATTGGATTCATTGGTGCGAGATGCGGTCACACAATGTTGAAGCGTCGTTTGATTCGCGTTGTGTGTGGACTTGGGTTCGACACGATGATGCACTGACTGCACAAAGAGATGAACAAGCCGAACAAGAAGTGTTCAATTTTCGTAGACTGTTGGAATCTGGTCGTGTGATACCTGGTGAGGATTGGCCGCCGAAGTTGGCTGAATGATTCTTCAAGACTTGAAAGACTGTCACAAAGGTGAAGAGATCTGGGTGTGTGGTTCTGGTCCGAGTATGGATTGGGTGACACCACAGTTCTTTGATGACAAGGTTGTTGTGTCGATCAACGATGTCGGATTCTGGTTCGGTATCGCCGACTTCTATTCGGCGTCAAATTATTCCAAAGCCAATCCGATCACAGGCAAACGGATAGACGAGAACCCTGACTGCATCTTCGTCACTCCAGACATGGACTTAGAAGCATCAGACATGACTGCTACACATGTCGGTTCAGGTAATCACGTCACCTTCCGACCACACGCACCATTCTGGCGACCTGACATCGGATGGCCAACCGACCCAGATGTGTTGGTTGTTGGCGGCACTTCAGCACACATTGCAATGCACCTTGCCTGCTACATGGGTGCATCACAAATCAATTTGGTCGGCGTTGACAACGGGTCGATAGGTGGGATAAGTAACTTCGGCAAGTACGGCGACAGCAAAGCAATCAACCCTGAAGGCTGGAGTCAATGGTTCCCGATCGTCGTCAACAAGTTGCGCGAGTTGTATGGAGTAAGATTCTTCAGACTTCAGCCATCACTTGAGTTGTTGATTGTTGAGTAGGATAGGAATCTATGGCAATCACGAACGGCTATGCCACACGCAACCAGATCAAGGCTGCTCTTCGTATCGGCACAGCCGACACACAAGACGACGAACTGATAGACAACTGTGCCGGTGCAGCGTCACGGCTCATTGACGGTTATGCGAACCGACAGTTCTGGGCTTACGGATCGGCAACCACGAGACTGTTCACCGCAGCCGATTCATTCGTGTGCGAGATTGACGACATCGCTGGAACTGCAATCACACTCAAAACACAAACAAACGCGGACGGCAACTTTGATGTCACTTGGAGTCCAAGCGATTGGCAACTAGAACCAGTAAACGGAATCTTGGACGGGTTGACAGTTCCTTACACACGCATCCGCGCAGTCGGCGACTATCTGTTCCCAACCTTGAACGCAAACTTCGGACTTGAAGCATTGGTGCAACTCACCGCGGTCTACGGTTGGCCATCTGTACCTGAGCCGATCACACAAGCTGTGATCATCCAGGCGTCAAGAATCTTCAAGCGTTACGATTCACCGCTCGGCGTTGCCGGCTTCGGAGACTTGGGTGCGATACGAGTGACACGCGCACTCGACCCAGACGTCGCACAACTTGTCGAGCCATATCGCCGAATGCGAATGTTCGCATGACCGCAACAGTCACCGAACTCAAAACAGGACTCCAGACACGTCTTGCCACAATCCCAAATCTTCGCGCATTCGCACAGCAACCCGATCAGGTCAACCCGTCGCTCGGCGGTATCGCATGGCCAACACTCGAATCAATCACCTACCACGGTGCAATGCGAGCAGGTCTGGTCACACATGTGTTCACGGTCAGTGTGATCGTTGGTCGTGCCGCAGAACGCACCGCACAGAACTTGATGGACACGTACCTGTCTTATGACAGCGGGATTCGTGCAGCGATTGAAGCCGACACATCACTAGGCGGGTATGCACAAACCTTGATTGTGGAAGAGGCATCAAACATCTCCACAGTCGATGCGAACGATACGACCTATCTCACAGTCGACTTTCGTGTCGTGGTGTACGCTTAGCCCATGGCAAAGTTCCAGGTGGTTCAAGGCTTCACGGTCTTAGACAAACAATATCCAGCCACTATTGATGGCGCAGATGTTGATCATCTAGACTCTCTACTGCAATCGGGTCGCATTGTTCCGGTAGCGGATAAATCAACCTCGAAAGCCGACACGGCAGGAGATCAATAATCATGGCAAAGTTAGTTCTCACAAACTCAAACGTAATTCTGAACGGCACCGATATCACATCAAGCGTTGCAGCAGTAACTCTGTCAACTTCGGCAGCCGAAGTACCAACAACAAACTTCGGTTCAGGTGGTGCAGTAACTCGCGTCTCAGGATTGATTGACAACTCGGTGACACTCTCGTTGCACAACGACTACAACGCCATTGACGGACTCATCATGCCATTGATCGGATCAACCGCTGTCACCATGGTTGTCAAACCAGCAGGCACAGCCGCAGCAGGAACCGCTTCACCTCACTACACCTTCTCTGTACTTTGCACAGAGTTCAGCCCAGTCAACGGTGCTGTCGGTGAATTGAACACAGCCGATGTCACTTGGCCAATTAGCGGAACGATCACAAAAGCAACCGCATAGTTCTTAATAAAACAATCAGGAGGTAAGAATGAAAATCAATCTAGAAGTAATCGCGCTCGACGGCGTAGTCAATAAAGTGACCGCGCAGTTCGCAGACTTCATCGCCTTCGAAGGCGAGAAGAATCGTTCGGTTGCAAACTTCCAAACAGAACTACGCCTCACCGACCTCGCATGGTTGGCGTGGCATGCGACGAAGCGCACGAAGAAGACCGCGATGAAGTTTGAAGAATGGATTGAGACAGTCGAGAGTGTGGAGGTTGGTGCCGAATCTTCGGCGATCAACCCTTTGGAGAATCCTCAGCCCACTGGCTGATCGCATACCTAGCGTGTGAGACTCACATCGCTCCGTCTTTACTTCTGCAAGAGTCACCTAGAATGCTGTACACGATGCTCGGCTATCTGCGCTGGAAGAGTGTCAAGATGAACCCGAACCAAAGGATTCAATGATGGCCTTTACAGGTAATAAGTTCTCAGCGTTCCCAAGTCTGCCGAGTGATACAGGTGCGACAATCGGCAGTGCCGGTCAAGCAGCAGTCCTTGCCAACACAGTCATCATCAAAGACCTGTACGAAACTCTGCGCAAGTTTGATCGAGCCAGTTACGAGTTCAGCAAAGAGCTGCGCAAAGTCGCTTACACAATCGCCAAAGATCTGTCAACGGAAGTCAGAGTCACCGCAGGTACGGTCAGTCGAGCAAGGCAGGCGATACAGGTTGCCAAAGGATTGAGAGCGTCTAATGACCGCATCCCAACAATCAAGTTGCGTGGCAATGAATCGTTCGTATCTAAGTCGCGTCCAAACAGCAGACGCAAAACTAAAGTGACTCGAAACGATGTGTTCTACGGTGCCGAGTTCGGTGGTGGATTGACACCCAAGACCAGACAGTTCCTTCGCCATCGTGGTCAATCGGGCTACTTCTTCTGGCCGACCGTCCGCAAACGCAAGAACCAGATCGCCAAAGAATACTTAGAAGGCATAGACAAAGTCGTCAAAGAACTAGGCATCGGCTAGAACCCTTACAGAATAAGGCTCAAAAATCTTTGAAAAGATAGTTGCGTTTGTCTTACGCTTCCTATAGATTGTCTTACATACCTAAGGAGGTAGTCATGCAAATCAAACACAAGAACCAAACACTCAAAGTTATTGAA